GATAGTGCAAATCCTTCTAATGAAGGTAAGGTATTCTTATACAGGTATGGTAAGAAAATCTTTGATAAGATTATGGAATCAATGCAACCCGCATTTGACGATGAAACACCAGTAAATCCGTTCAACTTTTGGACAGGTGCTGATTTCAAACTCAAAATTACAAGAGTTGCAGGATTCTGGAACTACGACAAGTCTGAGTTTGCTGAACCCGCTACACTAGGTGAGTTTAGTGACAAAGAGTTGGAAGCAATCTGGAAAGAAGAGCATAGTCTAGCAGCATTTACTGCTGATGACCAGTTCAAGTCATATGAAGATCTCAAGTTTCGTCTTGAATCTACATTGAAGGGTAATTACTCTAAACCAGTTGACGAAGAAGTTTTTGAAGAAGAAACTGTCGCAGCACCAACACCAGTTGCTGCAGCACCTACCTCTACCGAAGAAACGGATACGTTATCGTACTTTGCTCAACTAGCACAAGACGACTAAAAAAATAAGACCCCTTCGGGGGTCTTTTTTATTACATATTGATATCTGACGTTCCACCGCCAACTATAGTTACTTTTCCTTTCTTCAATATTGAATTATATGTCGCTACAAAATCTTCTACCAGTTCTGGTTTTATTACTTGTATTTGTTGTTTTTTACTGTTTAATTCTGTTTCGTATTGTGCATTCGTTACTGATACTACTGGGTTGGCAGTAACAGTGGTAGATCCATCATAATATGCAACTTGATAGTTAGATGCTACAACTTTACCCGCAGGTACGATTATATTATTACTAGCATCTTTTACTTCTGTAGTTATATGGTGTTTAGTTGCTGCAGGGTTATCATATTTGTTGTTAATATAAGCTTCTAATTGTTTAACTGAACGTGGCCATTGTGCATAGTAATCAACTATGTCATTGATAACAAGTATAGTCCAATTATAAAATGGATTTCTATACAATCTAGTCGCAATATCTTCTGGTCTTTCACCGTCACCTACAATATCTTCATCAAACATGGTAACTTGTGATTTAAACTCAGTAAGAATTTGAGCACGTCTCCAAATATGTTTTACCAATAGGAAATCTGCGTCAAGGGGTTTTGACGAAAAATTATACAATAGATCAGGTAATTTATTTAACATTAGAATGATACGTCTCCAGTAAATGCTTTGTCTTGATCTGCAATAAATCCACCATCCGATGTGCCTACAAAGAGAATTTTTGAATTTCTCTTGTCTGTGTAAGACGCACCTTCCATATCCACACGTGTAAGTTTTGTTGTTTCTTTGAACATCAATTCCATGGTGACCATAGGGATCGTTCCATCAAATATTGTTTGTAATTGACCAAATGGTGTTGTGTTTATAGTTAGTCCAGTTAATGCACATAGTTTTGTTCTAGGCATCATAGGATGCTGTATTGGATCTCCCAAAGGTTCTCCATCCTCATCACATTTCACAAACTTAGGTGTCAATACAAATACGTCTGGGAATGTAAGCATGACAGCACTACCTCTACCAGACTTTGAGTTAGGGTGCATGCCACGTTTGAACCACTCTATAATTTCTATAACTCTGTTACTTTCTTTTTTATTTCTTGCTGCTAATTCAAATCTAAAACTAAACTCTCTACCTTGCATTCTCTCAAAAAACTGTATTGAGTTTTCGTTAGGTGCTAGTCCTGCTAATCCTGCAACGTTTTTTGGATTAAGTGGACTATTCATCTTAAATGGATCTGCAGCTGTTTGTAGACCCGATACTGCACTTTGAACTATCTTTGTAGGATCCACTCCACCAACTTTTCCAACTTGTGATCCAGTAGTAAGTTTTTGTGATAAGAAATCTAAACCACCGCCTATAATACCACCAGCTGTTGCAACTCCTGCAAACTTTCCTGCTTCATCTGCTGCAAGTGCTAATGTTCCTAGTTTAAACTCATTGTTCCAATCTGCACCATACTTATATTGAAACTCATTTGGTAATGGCAAATTACATACAGTAGACATTAAACCTTTACTCTGTCTATCTTTCATCTCTTCTTTTTTCTTCATCAACTGACCCACTGTTGTTGTCTCACCATTCTTTAAGACTATTCTTGTATTTGGATCTACACTTGGATCTGTAATGTTAATTGTATTTCCACCAGAACCTCTTTGCACAGTTTTAGATCCACCACCACGAGTATTGACTCTTACAGTTGTTGTTGTGCGTTCAGTTTTATATTCGTTCAATGCATAATCGGTAAAACTATCTGTTGGGGTGCCAGATCCATATGCTTCTGCTAATCTATTTGACCCAAATCTAACCACGTCTGATATTTTACTTCTATTGAATGATCCAAGAGCGTCATTAAATTGTGTAGCAACTTTCTTTTGTGCTTCGTCATAACTATACTTCTCTATTTGTAAAAAAGAAGCAAAAGGAATCGACGAGAGACCAGTGGGATATTCAACTACTGTGTTCTGTTCAGCCATTATCTATTGTAATGAAATTTTTCGATAGGTAGGGTGCTTAGTATTTGTACTTCACTTTCCTGTATCTCAAAAAAGACGCTATCTGCTCTTTTAGGTATGTATTGACGTAAAGTTCGTTTAGGAAACCTTTTATTATTTAGTGCCTTTAATCGTGAGTTTGTGCCACGTATATAATGTATGTTTGCACCAATTAAATTATTCTTCTTAAATTCCATAACATATATTAATGGATACTCATCCCATTCTTTCAAATTGTCTGCAAATTTAGGATCATATTCAAAAGTATAATACCTTCCTTTACTAGGAGATTCGGTGGCATCGTCTGATAATATATTGAATACTTCTTCTCTGAGTTTGGATTTACTTATCTTACTTCCTTTTAGATCTGTAATCAGCTGGTCGAATCTGCTCTTCGGTGAAGATTCTGAAGACGTATCCTCTGTTTTCGCAATAGTCATGAGCAGCTTCCCATTTTACTTGGTTGATAATATAGGTTTTTCTTTCAGTTAGTAATGTCTTACCTTTAGATTTAGGTGGTAATGTTTGTCTTTTTGGTTTTACCTCTATGACTTCTTTGACTATTTTTCCAGTCTCAGGGTCTATCCTTTCACAATAGAAGTCAGGAAAGTATCTATGCACTTTACCATCAAAGGGATTGCGATAAGGAATTGCTATTTCTTCCGATGACCAACGTTTAATATCTTTGCGTTGATCAAAGTATACCATGACCTTTCTCTCCCATAAGGAGCGATATATGACAGTCGTTGGATCACCAATATACTTCTTGTAATTGATAACTTTGTATTTTCCTTTATAAGACTTCATAAATACATATATCAAACCATATGCGTATTTATGGCAGCAGCACGAGGACTACAGAATTTCATGCAGGCTATTGGCAAGTCTGGTGGTATCTCTGCGTCAAATTTATACCAATTTTCATTTCAACCAACTGCAAAGTTAAAAAAATTCTTTGATGATAACGTTTTTGATGAGTTTTTAAAATTAACAGATAATGGTGATGGATTAAATCTACAGTTACTATGCAATGAAATACAGTTGCCAGGTGTCACTTACTCAGCATTTGATGTTAAGTCAGTGCACAAAGGTATCACACAAAAAATGGCAACAGCAAAAGTATATAATGAATTAGATGTCAGTTTCTTTATGGACGGAACATCGCTACCACTAAGATTTTTTAGAGCATGGCAAGATTTTACTAGCAATGGTGTAGGTGGTAATCCTGAGTTCTTTTATGATGATCAACAATACAAGAGAGCATTTGCATCTAATTACTATGAGGATTATGCATGTGACATGTTCATACACAAGTTAGAAAAATTTGACTCTAATCAAGGAGAACCAATAAAGGACGGAGAATATAAGAACCCATGGAATGTTAGATTGGTAAAAGCATATCCATATACTGTAGCATCAATACCATATTCCGCAGGTCCTGCACAACTTGTTAAGGTAACTGTAGGATTCTACTACGAGTATAGTCATTTAATGACCTTCTGATAAGTTGCTATATAATATACTGATTTTATAAATTATGCCATTACCTGAGATTGCTACGCCAATCTATACATTATCCATACCTTCCTCAAAGAAGAGAGTAAAGTATAGACCATTTCTTGTCAAAGAGCAGAAGTTGTTAATATTGGCATTAGAGAACGACGACCAAGAGCAAATACTAAACGCTATAACAAAAACTATATCAGACTGTCTAATCACAAAAGTTAATGTGAAAGACTTATCCTTATTTGATATAGAATATCTTTTCTTACAAATACGTGCTAGATCAATCAGTGAGGAGATTGAAATGAAAGTTACGTGTCAAGATGATGGTGAAACAACTGTAGATGTAAAGTTTATGGTCAATGACGTTAAAGTCAATTTTCCTAAAGGTCACACTAATATTATTAAATTATCTGATGAACTTACTGTCGAGATGAAGTATCCTGATTTAGAATACTTTACTAAGATTAACTTTATAGGTGAAGAACCAGATCCATATGAGTTAGTTGCCAAGTGTATAAAAAGAGTATATGTTGGTGAAGATGACTACTCTCCTGATTCTGTCGAAGAATCTAGAGCATGGGTAGAGGGATTAACTAACTCACAATTTGATGGCATACAAGAGTTTTTTGAAACAATGCCAAGTCTAAAACATGTATTGAAGGTTAAAAACCCCAAGACTAAAGTTGTAAATGAGGTTGTATTAGAAGGATTATCTGATTTTTTCGCATAGCCCTCTTTCACGAGGGCATCATGCAGTTCTATCAAACTAACTTTTCTCTCGTACAACACCATAAATATAGCTTGACAGA